TAGTACCGTTCTACGTAGACGAAGCACTCCCCGGCGATACTTTTAATCTATCTATGACAGGCTTCGCCCGTATGGCAACGCCAATTAAACCGATCATGGATAATCTCTACATGGAAACATTCTTCTTTGCAGTCCCTAATCGACTGCTATGGGAACACTGGGAAAATTTCATGGGAGACAGGGCCACCCCTGACGACACAACCCAATACATAGTTCCCAACATGACGCTTGCATCAGGCCAACCGCAACCCAACTCGATCTATGACTATATGGGATTGCCAATCTATGGCACAGGCGGCATCAAAACAAACACACTCCATTTCCGCGCTTATAACCTAATCTGGAACGATTGGTTTAGGGATCAAAATCTACAGGAACCCGTAAAGGTAAACGTCTCGGATTCAGGAGACCTGATCACAGATTTTAATCTTCTGAGACGCGGAAAACGTCACGACTATTTCACTTCATGTCTCCCCTGGCCACAAAAGGGCGATGCTGTCCAAATACCAGGCACCACGGCAAGCGACTTTGTAATCACAGGTCGCGGCGGACCGCCAACTTTCACATTCGCAGGAGCGGGTGACGAGGTCAACTTTCTGGCCGGATCAAACAACGTCGTAAATTACAACGGCGACTATCAAGGTGTGCCCGTACAAATGGTCTGGTCAGACCCCGAATTGCAATTACTAGGCACTGGCGGCGGCGCAAACATCAATGATTTACGTACTGCCTTCCAACTGCAAAAAATGCTCGAACGTGACGCACGTGGCGGCACTAGGTACACAGAAATAATCCAAGCTCACTTCGGCGTTACTTCACCGGATGCACGGCTGCAGCGGCCCGAGTTTCTCGGCGGCGGATCCTCAAGGGTGAACATCAATCCAGTACAGCAAACCGCACCGGGCGAAGCTACGCCACAAGGCAACTTAGCAGGCTACGGCACTGCGTCTCTACACAATCACGGCTTCATCAAGTCCTTCACTGAACACTGCGTAATTATCGGTCTAGTAAACGTCAGGGCCGATCTCACCTACCAGCAGGGACTAAACCGCATGTGGTTCAGACGAGACCGCTATGACTTCTACTGGCCCGCATTCGCCAATGTCGGAGAACAAGCAGTGTTCGACTGGGAACTGTTCACAGAGGACGAATCAGGCGACCCCGGCGGGCCGATCTTCGGCTATCAGGAGCGGTATGCAGAATACAGGTACAAGCCTTCACAGATAACAGGTCTGTTCCGATCCGATGCTGCCGAATCACTCGATGTCTGGCATCTATCCCAAGACTTCGCTACAGGGCCAAACTTAAATGCTGAATTTATCGAAGACGATCCACCAATTGATCGAGTTATCGCCACCCCGGAAGAACCACACTTTCTGTTCGATGCTTATGTGGGCCTTCGTTGCGCTCGTCCTATGCCGGTGTTCGGTGTCCCCGGTAATATTGATAGATTCTGATCATGGTACCGTTAGCAATACCCGCACTAGCGACATTAGGAGCTACTATCGCGGGAGGACTATTCAGTGCAAAGGGTCAAAAGGACGCAAATCAGGCTAATCTGAAAATCGCCAGAGAACAGATGGCGTTTCAAGAAAAGATGTCTGATACGGCGGTCCAAAGGCGCATGGCCGATCTAGAAGCAGCAGGTATAAATCCAATACTGGCGGGGTATCAATCCGCCAGTTCCCCATCGGGGGCTGCTGCACAAATGGGTAATGTATTGGGCGCAGGGGTAAACTCTGCGCTCCAGTCTCAGCAGGCCTATGTCGCGCTAAAACAGGCCCAACAATCAATCAAACAATCTCAACAGCAGGTACGACTCCAGCAAGCGCAGGAAGTCAAAGAATATGCAAATCAAAATTTAGCAAACCAAACTGCAACTATGCAGGATGCACAAACGCGTTATTGGAATGCTAAAGAAATATCAGAAAAAGCCACGGCAGCCTCTATCCAATACCAAAATATCGTCAACGCTTTAGATGCGGATATATATACGAAAATGCCCTACTTGCGGACTATCGAAAAATTAACTCCAACTGCATCAAGCGCTATAGACTTATTCACAGGCATGCCGGGCAAACTACTTAAAAGTTTTAAAGGAAAATAAACATGTCCAAACGCGGAAAAATATTCAAGGAACCGTCACTCACGCAGCAAAACTTTGCGTCTGAATGTGATATAAACAAAATCGTGCAAAGGTTCACTCAAACAGGGCTACTGCCTCAATCTCGAAAACAGCCACGGTACGGCGTGGCCGAAGGCGACTTTCAGGCTGCGCATTTCGCACTTGCTTTAGCAAACTCCAAGTTTGAAACACTCGAACCTGAGGTACGGGAGAAATACGGTAACATCGATAACATCGTATCTGCTCTAAACGATCCCGATCTGGCCTCTGAAATGCACGAGGACGGGATTTACGATGTTTTCGAACTACCGTACAAGGTTCCGAAACAAAATGGCGCAGAATCGCCTCTCACGGCGCCTGAACGCACAGCAGCAGCGCAAGCTGATGCGAGCATTCCGGCGCAACCTAAAATCGACGAATAGTCGATTTCCAATTGCTCTACTTGTCTGTAATTGGGCTAGGTGACACCTAAGCACCTAGCTAACCAAAAACCAAAGGAGTTTTAACTATGAAAAAACGATACAAAATGAAGAAAAAATCTTCTAAAAAACTGTTCACTCGGACGGCTCAAAAAGTACACGGCAAAAATCACCAGCCCGCTCCAATGCGTGGCGGTTATCGACTCTGATGGAATGGCGTGTTACAAACCGATTCAAGGGTATCGGAAAATAGGCGGCGGATTAACATTCAAACGCCATGAGTCCTCAATGGGTGAACATATGAGCGTACCATGCGGCAACTGTATAGGTTGCCGCGCTCAACGCTCAAAAGAGTGGGCAATAAGGTGCATGCATGAGTCTTCTTTGCATGACCATAACTGCTTCATCACTCTGACCTACAACGAGGATAATCTACCCATGTACGGGACCCTCGTAAAAAGCCATTTTCAAAAATTTATGAAAAGGCTAAGAAAACAATTCCCGAACAAAAAAATCCGATACTACATGTGCGGAGAATACGGCGATGATAATGGGCAACTCGGCCGGCCGCACTTCCATGCCATACTATTCGGGTTCGATTTCCCAAATAAAACACTCTGGGAGGTAAAAGATGGTAAAAGTTACTACCGATCACAAGTTCTCGAAAAACTATGGCCTTTCGGCTATTCCAATATCACTGACGTAAATTTCAAAACGGCGGCATATGTCGCCCGCTACGTCATGAAAAAAATTAACGGAGAACAAGCAGAAAACCATTATCTAAAATGCGACAAATACACTGGTGAATTACATCCAGTTCTCCCCGAATATAACGCAATGTCTCTTAAACCGGGGATTGCTCACGACTGGTATACACAGTTCAAAAATGATGTATTTCCCCACGACTTCGTCGTGTGTAATGGACAAAAGCAACGCACTCCCAGATACTACATAAACCAACTCAAAAAGGAGGATGAACAAACCCACGAAAAAATCAAAAAAAAGCGCAAGCAATTTGCGTTAAAAAATAAAGAAAACAATACACCCGAACGTCTACAAGTTCGGCAAACACTCGCAGAAATTAATTCTTACCGTACTAAGAGGTTACTAACATGAAACAACAAATTTATGCAGTCTATGATTCAAAAGCGGAAGCGTATATGCAGCCCTTTTTCTTACAAAATGATGCAATGGCCATTCGCGGATTCAATGACGCGGCCAACAAAGACACTCCAATAGCTGCACATCCAGAGGATTACACCCTATTCCACATAGGCGAATATTCAGAAATAAAAGGCGAGATAACGCCCAAAACACCACGCGCACTCGGCAACGCTATAGAATTCTCAAAACGTGAGAAAGCTACAGAATTCCCCTCACTCGAAAGGAAGTAAAAAATGGCTAAATCAGTAATGAATCACAAATTCAGCCAAGTTCCAAAGGCTGAAATACCCCGGTCTCAATTCGACCGCAGTCACGGGTACAAAACAACGTTCGACGCAGGATACTTAGTACCGTTCTACGTCGACGAAGCACTCCCCGGCGATACTTTTAATCTATCTATGACAGGCTTCGCCCGTATGGCAACGCCAATTAAACCGATCATGGATAATCTCTACATGGAAACATTCTTCTTTGCAGTCCCTAATCGA